CTATCATGGCAGGAGTGCGAACTCCACTTCGACAATATGCTAGCTGTGTTCTTGTTGATGTTGATGACTCCCTCGATAGCATCTTTAGTTCTGATATGGCTATCGGCAGATATGTTGCACAAAGGGCGGGAATCGGTATCAACGCAGGTCGAATCCGTGGCATCAACGCTAAAATCCGTGGAGGTGAAGTACAGCACACCGGAGTCGTCCCATTCCTTAAAAAGTTTGAGTCAACTGTGCGATGTTGCACGCAAAATGGCATCCGGGGAGGCAGTGCAACTGTGCATTTCCCAATCTGGCATCAAGAAATCGAAGATATCCTAGTTCTTAAGAACAACAAAGGAACAGAAGACAATCGCGTAAGAAAACTTGACTACTCTATTCAAATTTCCAAAATTTTCTACGAAAGATTTATCAAAAACCAAGACATCAGCCTATTCTCACCTCACGATGTCCCAGGTCTTTACGATGCTTTTGGCACTGACGATTTTGATGATCTCTATACACGTTATGAATCTGATGGATCTATTCCACGAAAAACTATCGGTGGTCAAGAATTGATGATGGACCTCTTGAAAGAGAGGGCAGAAACTGGTAGAATCTACATCATGAACATCGACCATTGTAATTCTCACTCGTCCTTTATGGACAAGGTTGAGATGAGCAATCTGTGTCAGGAGATTACTCTGCCTACTAAACCACTTCAACACATAGACGATCCAGATGGTGAAATTGCTCTTTGCATTCTTAGCGCTATCAATGTTGGTAAAATTAGGGATCTTGAGGATCTTGATGTTCTTTGTGATCTTGCTGTTAGGAGTCTTGATGAACTTATTGATTTTCAAGGATATCCCGTCAGAGCAGCAGAGATCGCAACGAGAGCACGTCGTTCGTTAGGTATCGGATTCATTGGACTTGCACATTATATTGCCAAGAATGGCACTGTCTATGACGATCCTGAGACCTGGAAACTGGTTCATGATCTAACTGAAGCATTCCAGTATTATCTGATTCGTGCTACAGTAGAACTTGCCAAAGAAAAAGGTGCGTGCGAATACAGTAATAGAACTAAGTATGGGAATGGAATTCTTCCCATCGATACATACAAGAAGGACGTAGACGAGATTGTTCCGAATGAGCTTCACTATGATTGGGAGGGTCTTAGGTCCGACGTTCTTGAATATGGAGTACGGAACTCAACATTGTCCGCACAGATGCCTTCGGAGAGCAGCTCCGTTGTGTCAAATGCGACCAACGGAATCGAACCACCTAGAGGATACTTGTCCATTAAGAAGAGCAAAAAGGGACCACTCAAACAGATTGTTCCTCAATATGCAACTCTTAAAAATCATTATGATCTCCTTTGGGAAATGGAGTCCAATCGTGGTTATATTAATGTTGTTGCTGTAATGCAAAAGTTCTTTGATCAGGCAATCTCCGGTAACTGGAGTTACAATCCAGAACATTATCCCAACAATGAGATCCCAGTGTCCATCATGGCACAAGATCTTTTAACTACATATAAGTACGGTTGGAAGACCAGTTACTATCAAAATACATATGACATCAAGACTGATGAAGTAGAAGAATCTACAGAGTCTCTTGATACTTTAATTTCACAGTTAGAAAACGCAGAGGAGGAAGAGTGTGAGTCTTGTAAGATTTAAGACAAACAGCGACAGCAAGCCCATGGTCGATTCAATGACCGTTTTCAACTCAGAAGTAGTTGACACGAAGAAACAACCAATGTTCTTTGGTAAACCATTAGGTATTCAAAGATATGATTCTTACAAATATCCAATCTTTGATAAACTCACAACACAACAATTGGGATACTTCTGGAGACCTGAGGAGGTCTCCCTCCAAAAAGACCGTGCGGACTATCAGACATTACGTCCTGAGCAGAAGCACATTTTTACCAGCAATCTTAAGTATCAGATCATGCTGGATTCTGTACAAGGGCGTGGTCCTGGGATGGCTTTTATCCCTTACTGCTCACTCCCTGAGTTAGAAGCATGTATGGAAGTCTGGGGATTCATGGAAATGATCCACAGTCGTTCATATACTCATATCATCAAGAATGTTTATGCGGATCCTTCGGATGTGTTTGATCACATCTTGACGGATGATCGTATCGTAGAACGTGCCATGAGTGTCACTCAGGCATATAATGACTTCATCAATGCTGCCCATCAATGGGATAACAGCAATGACTGGAAACACGCATTAGAAGAAGTCCCCTACGCACAAGAAGCAAGGTATGAACTCAAGCGCAAACTCTTCAGAGCAGTTGCAAATGTTAATATTCTTGAAGGTATTCGCTTTTACGTATCATTTGCGTGCAGTTTTGCATTTGGCGAACTCAAGCTTATGGAAGGAAGTGCAAAAATCATCTCACTAATTGCAAGAGATGAGAATCAGCATCTTGCCATCACTCAGAATATTATGAAGAAGTGGAGAGAAGGTGATGATCCTGAAATGAAGAGAATCTTCAAAGAAGAAGAGCAGTGGTTGATTAGCACATTTGAAAATTGTGTTAATCAGGAAAAACTTTGGGCAGAGTATCTGTTCAAGGATGGATCTATGATTGGTTTGAATGATAAACTGCTTCAGCAGTATGTGGAATGGATTGCCAATCGTAGGATGAAAGCAATCGGACTCAAACCAATTTATGACGTACCCGCAAAGAATAACCCACTCCCCTGGACGGAACATTGGATTTCGTCAAAGGGTCTCCAAGTGGCTCCACAAGAGACTGAAGTTGAATCCTACATCGTCGGAGGAATCAAACAAGACGTTACCGAAGACACCTTCGCAGGATTCTCATTATGATGAATTTGAGGCATTCCGTGAGGATGCCTTGAGAGCATATAGAGAGGCAGCAAAATCAGATGCCTTTTTATATGGTGACTATGATGGATACGAAGCGTATAAAGAGGACTCTTAGGAGTCCTCTTTTTTTATAAATATTCTCATAAAGGGTAATTAAGAAATTAAAATGAAATCTTTATCGCAAGCCGAATACGGAGAAATTAGAGATCTCTATCAAAGCATCTATGCTCCAAAGCAAGTAGATGAGGAAATTGAAATTTCTGATGAAGAACTGACAGAAATCATTGAAGAGACTGTCATTGAACTTCTGGAAGAAGGATATACTGCCGAAGAGATTGAAGAATCTTTTGATGACGAATTTGTCGATGAGATTCTTATCGAAGCAAAAGTTACTTTTGGTCGTGACACACCTGCCATGAGAAAGTCTGGTGATCTTGTAGGTGCTAGGAGAGAGAAAGCAAAACAGGCAGTAAAAACGGCAGCAAAGGGTGCTGCAGCAGAAGCAGGTCGTCGTGCTGGAAACGTTGCTGTAAGAGCAAAGGCAGGTGCAACCAGAGCAGCAATGGCAGCTACTGGAGTAAAGGCAACAGATGTTCCTACCAAGTCCGGCAAGGCACGTAAAAATGCTAGTACCTTTGTTGCAGGACGTAAGTCTGACAGAGACTCTGCTAAAAAGGTGATGGGTGATAAGATCAAGTCAAAACTTGGTTCACTCGGATCAAAAGTCAGAGGTGCAGTAGCATCTGCACAAATGAAGAAGAGTGATCCTGATAAGAGCATTAAGTCTAGAATTGGTAAGGCAAGAAGTGGTCTTAAGGGTCTGATCAGAAGAGGTGCTGAGAAGGTTGCTGCAAAGGCATCTGGAGTTGCTAAGAGGATGTCTGAAGAGGTTGAGACCTATGATGTAGTGGTCGAGTTCCTGTGCGACCAGGGCATCGCAGAGGACCTCCAGGAGGCACAATGGATGATGGTCAATGAAGTTGACTCTGAGGACATTGCGACCATTCTGGAAGCATATGGACTTGATGAAGCAAAAGGAACAATTCTCAGTGTGAAAGGTGGTGGAAAGACTAAGTATGCTGCATCTAGTAAAGATCAACGTGCTGCTGCCAAATCAGCAGCACAAAGATCAAACGCTGCTCTAAGAAAAAAATCTGGAAAAAACATAGCAAACGATGCGAGAGCGGAGCAGGCACGAAAAAAATCTATTGAAGCAATGAATTCTAAACCTGGAGAAGAAAGTGGAGATTATGATACAGGTTATTATGGGGATGACGACCTTTCTGGTGGAAAACGTCATTACAGTTACGGTCGCACTAACCGTGCTGCCCGTGCTCGCAGAGCAAGTGGTAGATAATATAAAACTCACATAATCTATCAAGGGGGTTGACAACAACCCTCTTTTTTATTAGACTAGGTTTGTCCCGGTTAAAGATAAATAATAGCTCATAATATTAAAGAGTATGAGCTATGAGAATCCCTGGCATTTTGAGGGAAAACCTTTTTTATCTGAGAATATTAACGATAACTTCGGTTTTGTCTATCTCATTACAAATCTCACAAACGGTCGCAAATACATCGGCAGAAAATACTTTTGGTCATTCAGAAAACCACCAGGAAAGAAAAGAAAAGTTAAACAGGAGAGTGATTGGAAGCGGTATTACGGATCTTGTCCAGAATTAAAAGAAGATATTAAAAAGACTAACAATAAAGTTTTCTTTAAAAGAGAGATTCTTTCCTTGCATAAAACAAAGGGAACTTGTAACTTCGAAGAAACAAAGCAATTATTTTTAAATAATGTCTTAAGTGAGTCTCTTGACACAGGAGGTCCTGCGTACTATAATTCCAACATTCTTGGACGCTACATGCGTAAAGACTATGGTAACTTTGGAACAAACGATCAGCTTGACACATGATTGGGCAATCGATAGACTGCACATTCTCTGTGACACAGACACTGATGATTTGTTAGAATTGATTGAAGATGCACATGCACTTCATGCAGAATTTTCTGAGTGGTTAGATCCAGAAGCAGAGGACCATGAAATTTATTCACTTGAATACCTTGGTGAAAATGATTAAAACTCTTTTTGGACTTGGGATCCTTGCAACGGTATTCTCCATTCCAGCACCCAAAGAGGTTGCAACAAAACCAAAACCTGTAGACATTCCTGTAGTCGAATTTGAAAAGACATGGAAGTGTTTTGATTGTTCTCCTGAAGAGCAATATGTTTTAAAGCAACTTCAAACACAGACAAAGATTTCTGATAAAAATGCACTAGCAACTATTCTTGGTAATATCAAACAAGAAAGTAATTTTATTGCTAACATCTGCGAAGGTGGTGCTCGTGTAAATTATGATCAGTGTCATCGTGGTGGATATGGTTTGATTCAATGGACTTCTGTTGGTCGATATCGTGCTCTTGGATCATTTGCCAAAAAGTATAATTGTGATCCAAGCACTCTGAAGTGCCAGACACGTTTCATGATCAATGAAACTACATTTCGAAGATACCTTCCAGAGTTTGAAGGTCGTGGACGTACAGTTGCACAATACATGGTTCCCGCCTATTATTGGTTAGGATGGGGAATCAAGGGTAATAGAGAATATTACTCATATAACTATAGTAAGAAACTCACATTGGCATGATCATCAAAAAAATCAAAGAAACACTGGGTCAAGTTTTTCACTCTCCTGAAGCATCGGGAACATGGGGTGACGACATCACTGTTAATATGGATGGTGGGGTCGGAGGATCATGGAAGGTCGAATGTGCCGTTGATGAGGATCCTGTAGAGTGTGAGAAATTACAAGAAAACTTGTATACCGGTATTCCTGCTCCAGCATATCTAGAAGACGATCCTTGGTTTGGACCTGCTCCTATTCGATCTCAAAAGCAGGTTGACTATATGCAACAAGAAACTGAAATCAAACGGAAAGAAAGAGAAGAAAATTTCTCTGTTGAACCTGATGATATTCATCAAAAAATGTATGAGATTGCCACTAAGAGTCAGAATACAACTCTTAATTTGAATCCTCCTGGTGGATCAGAAAACTTCCAGGAGGGACCTGGTGGTTGGCAATCTGGTAATGGATGGAATGTTTTTAAAAAATGACTGAAGACTGGAGATTTACTGACGAACGTATGCAGTTGAGAGCTGCTGTGTTTCGTGCTCTACAACATCACCTTGACGAGAACTGTAGAGCAGTATATGAGTTTTGCCATGATTGGGTAAGTCAAGGTAATCAAGATACGACCAATGTTGAACTTTATTTTCAGGAGTATTTGCGTGATGTTCACCAAGAAAATGTGTGGAAACTTGAAAGTTGCCTTAACCTCAATCCTACTGAGCAGTTGCTTCCTCGCACCGAGTCTGAGAGCGGAGACCAAGACGACTGATCCAATCACTGAGGAAGAATACTTTACGAATCATTCAATGGGATGCATGTTACTACAGGAATGCACCGATCATGTTCAAGAACTTAAAACAGTTTCTGACCTCAACAAACACGAGGAACTTGCTGATATTGATTACAGTATTGTTGCTGATGAGTTTGACTCTCTCGTCCGATCACTTAATGCGGTCGGAGCTAAAGTTTTTCTAGCAGATATGCGATACTTCCCAGTTGGTCATCGTGGTGTCTATCATACTGTAAGCAACAACTTCTTTCTGAATGTTGCTCATATGCATCGTCCTGGTACTATGATGTCCGTGATGCGTCATGAAGGATGGCACGCTGCTCAGGATTGTATGGCAGGAACAATTGAGAACAATTTTATTGCCATTATTCATAATCAAGAGAGTGTTCCTAAGATGTATCAGGCAATTGCGAAAGATACTTACAAGTCTCAACCACATGCAATTCCTTGGGAGAAAGAGGCATATTGGGCAGGTCACACTGAGGGTATGACTGCTGCTGCACTTAAGTCTTGTGCTGCAGGAACCATGTGGACTGATTATGATCCTACACCCATGACTCGTGAATGGTTGGTTGAAAATGGATTCCTTCCTAAATAATATCATCCTACACGGAAAAAACACCCAAGAAGAGTTCTGCGAAAGCTCCTTGTATTATAATGGTGAACTCTTTGTTGGATAATCTTTTTCAAGTATGACAAACTTAACAAGAGATGTGTTGATCAAGACCATCGTCGCAAAGGAAATGCAGACATGCGACAGTCCTGATTACACTCAAAAACTAAAGACGACTTATCACAAATGGGAACATGAATCTAGTTCTGTTCTCTGTCAAAAATTTAATCAACTAGAACACACAAACATTACTGTAGATTTACTTCAACCATAAATAGCAGAGCCATGCCTGCTACACATGCCAGAAGAAGTCAAAACTCCTGAGGTAAAGAAGGAAGAACCTAAAAAGAAAGGTCCCCTCGGAAAACTAAAGGAAAAAGCAGAAGACTCTGAAGAACAACTTGCTATCGTTTCCACTTTTGTAAGACTGGGTATTCTTATTTGGTCTGGTGGTATTTTGACTTTAAATTATGTGACCATTCCTGGATTCCCGCAAGGGAAGATCGATCCGACATTTATCGCCAGTGTCTTTACAGGCGTTTTAGCGACTTTTGGTGTCCAGACTGCCAAGAATAAAAATGGTAATGGCAGTAGTGGTCCTACTGGTAGTGTAAGCAAAGCTGATATGGAGAAGTTGATTGAAAGAGCAAGTCAGACTGCCCCTGCTCAAACGATTAGGATTGAGCAAGCACCAATCAAAATCGCAGGACAAAATGATGGAGAACCACCAGTCAAACCGACCATTTAAGTGGGTTCTCCTCACAGTGGGAACACTGTTTGGAGTTACACACATTGGAGTTTTGGGTCATCTGATGAATCGAACTCAGATACCCAAAATTGACTTGCCTTTGAATGACTATAGTTCTTATGTCATTCGTGCAGGTAAGGATGGTTATACGATTGAATATAAAGGTAATGATCCAAAGGTAATGACTACTACCAAAGACATTAGAAAATCTAATGGATTATTTGGTATTGGGGGAGAATCTGAGATTACTACTTATGAACAATATACTATGGATGATGCCCGTAACACGGGTGGAGGTGAACTGGGAAAGTTGAGTGCAAAAAGAGAAGAGTGTATAAAGGCGGCAGGTGGTGGAGAATCGACAGGAAAAATAGTCGGTGCTAGTATTGGATCATCTGCAGCATCATTTGTTACTGGTATCCCATATATTGGGTGGGTTGCTGCTGGATGGTTAGCAATGTTGGGTCAAGATACAGGTGGAGAAATTGGTGCGGAAATGGCAACAATGGGGATGGAATGTGATGAATATTGACATAGATATAGAGGATTATACAATTATATTAAATGCTCTTCATTACTACAAGAAGGTAGAAAAGAGGGGTAATTTTCAACAATATGATGCTGAACGCATTAATGCTTTGAGAGACAAACTTGCTCACCAAATTGTATGGAGCAATTCAACAGATTCACACTGACAATAACTGTAGCAATCATAGACTTCCTGTATCAAGGAAGAGATTATCAACGTTTCTGGGTGCTTGAGGAAATTGCTCGGGCACCCTATTTTGCGTTTTTAAGTGTCTTACACTTTAGAGAATCTATGGGGTTACGTGGACCAGAACACATTTATCTAATGGAGGAACATTTTGCTCAAACTCTTAACGAAACAGAACATCTGGAATACATGGAAAGTCGGGATGGTAATCGTTATTGGATCGATCGTTTTTTTGCCAGACATCTCGTACTCATCTACTATTGGGTCAACGTGGTTTATTATTGGGTGGCTCCTCGCTCTGCTTACCACCTCTCCTACGAAGTAGAGATTCATGCTGCAGAAACTTATGGAAAGTATCTTGCTTTGAATGGTCATGATGATAAGATTCTTGAGATCTTAAATGATGAACTGGAACACTCAAGAGAATTGTACAAAGCAATTGAGGTGTTGAAATGACCACAGTTTTTATAATATTTTTTATGACACTGCTAACTATTACTATGGAACTAACGTGGCCTGGTAGATACCGTGGATGACAAAGAAAAGGAAAAACAAAAAAGAATAAAAGAAGTAGCAAAGCATCTTCATCCTCATGATGACGAACCTGACCCTACTGCTTATATGGGGAACTATAATTTTCCTCAAATGCTTTTTGCTTTTTGCCTTGGTTTTGTGACTATGTTTGTTTTATCTGTTAATGAAATAAACGAATTTAAAGGATGTCCTTTACCCTCATATTTTAATGAACCTAGTCCTAAGACCTCTAAGTGATGTAAATGATGTTACTTGGAGTATTATTATTTCTTTGATAATACTTTTGATAGGTGTTACCTATTGTATTGTCTATATACTCCGTATGGCTTTCGATGAATTGGAAGATGGCGACTCTGAATGAAGTAGCATCAAAAATAACTGAAATTGATGCAAAACAAGATAAAGAAATCGCAGTCTTAACTCATAAAGTTGAAGACTTAGAAAAAACTGTTTCTGAATTTAGAGATAGGATTCGTAAAAATGAGAGATGGATTGCCGGTGCTGGTGCCATCATTAGTGCTGTCGTTACAATAATCGGAATCGCATCAGCATTAGAAGCAAAGGAGGTTAATTATGGGAGCAATGGTTCCACCCAGCAGGAAGTCCTGCTACAACTTTCGAGTGATTGAGATCAATCGTGTTGTTGACGGCGATACTATTGATGTCACCATTGATCTTGGGTTTGACTTATACAAGAAAGAAAGAGTTAGAGTTGCAGGCGTTGATACGCCGGAAAAAAGAACCAGAGACCTAGAAGAAAAGGAGTTGGGAATTGAGGCAACGAATTGGCTCAAGGAGGCACTGGATGGTGCCATTGCTGGGGATGATGATCTTGTTATTCGCACTGAGCTTGTTGGTGGTGTCGGTAAGTACGGTAGACTTCTCGGATGGTTATATATCGGAGATGCAGAACTTTCACTTAACGAGTTGATGATTGAAGAAGGTTATGCCTGGGCATATGATGGAGGAACAAAACAGAAAAACTTCGAAGAACTAAGAGAAATTCGTCGTACCAAAGGTACGTTAATCTAATGCAAAAAGTAATCAATGTACTCGCACTTACGTCTTTTGCTATATCTGGTGCCATCGTTGCTGGTGGTGCTTATGTATATCTTAACAAAGATGCAATGATTGAAAGTGCTAAAGAAAGAATTACGAAGGCTGCAACAGAAGCAATTGCAGAAGCACTTCCTGGAATGTTAGATGCTGCCATGCCTGAGATGCCTGAAGTAACAGGTGGTGCTATTCCTGGTGGTGGAGGACTGCCTGGTTTCTGAGAAACTTAATATATAATGCAGTTGTTATATTGATATGACTTTATCTAAACCCAGAAGAAGAACTAAACCTCATGGTGATAATAGATTTTTTCTTTACGTAATGTTCTATCACTTCTTCGGTGGACTTGCTGGTATTTTTAAAGATGATTGATGGCGGAAATTCCTGAAATTAGAATAAGATCTATAGATGTTCCACGGGTTCCTGATTACTTAATGGAACCACCACAGTCTATTCCTAGTTCTGTTCCTGTTACGGTTCAGATAGGATTTCCTGTGGTGGATCTTCCTGGGTGTATTGAGGCACACGAAACAAAGAATCCTAAGAATAATCAAATTAAAACTGATGACAAAAGAGGTGTTCTAACTTTTTGTGATGGACAGATTCCATCTTTTAATCCCATTGATTTTAATGAGGAAGTAGAACTACCAACTCCCAAACCACCTATTCCTCCTTATAAGGCACCAGAAGTTCCAGGAATTCCAGAGATTCCCAAAGATGCTATACCAAAACCAGAGAAGGAAGAGGTTCCTTGTCCTGGTCCTAATGCACCTAGGATTGGTGATGTAGCACAAAATAAGAAGGAGAAGGTTTCTGGATTTGAGTTGCAGACTGTAAATGGTCAGCAGATATGTGTGACTCTTTACGAACCAATTCCATTCGTAGAGCAGTATTTACCAGCACCACAAGTCGTAGCATCAACTGCCGGTATTGCTGCTGTCGCAACCACATCTGCTTTGCTGGCAAAACCAGTGGCAGATCTTTTACTTAAGGTAGTAAAACCACTGGTAAAGAAAACAATTAAAAAAATTACTACAAAGTTGGGCAAAAAACAAAAAGTTCTGAGTGTGTCTGAGAGGAAAGAAGTTCAGAGAGAACTATCTCAGGCAGTCAGAATTATGAAAAATATGAAGAGATAATTATTCGATTGTACCACCAAGGTCTTCTGCTTTCCTTGATGTTCTTGTAGGTTTGGGAATAGTATGAACGTGTGGTTTAATATGATTTACATTATTGACTACTACATCAGCACATATTTTATAATAAGGACTTCTTGGATGAAAAGTTATTCCCTCCTTTATAAGTTGTCCGCAATTTTTAAGTCTGGCGATCTCAAAATCTAATCTCTTATTGGCTGCTGCCTGTCTCATCAAATCAATGTTTGCTGCCGCAGCTTCTTTACATTGATCTTGTAAAGTTTTATCTAATGGACTACTCCACGTCATAGAGAAACCAACACTTAAATTGTAATTATCTTTTTGCCCGGTTCTTACCGGAACTTTATATAAAATATCGCCAGGATTGTCTGGTGCGCCATCCCCGATTGCTTCTCCGTCATCATCAAAGTCTCCGGACAAATCTCTCATATCATAAACATTATCATAATATTGACCCTGAAATGGTTTCTGGGCGGATACTGCTCCCGTTACATACGGCGTAAAGTTCATAGTGGGACCCTGACACTGTATCCCCCCGCCGTAAGTGTTAGTGATATATGGGCCTTGTAATACCTGGATAGCTTGATTAGTCACTGAGCCTGAGCTATTCGCCACAGGCGCAGCAGTCGCACTTACACCTCCGACTTCCGCACTTGCAGGTAGGGCATTCGCAATACTTGT